TGGCTTGGACTTTGTTGCCTGTTTCGACATTGACGGCACCGTCTAGACCTGGAACAGCCACTGAAGGAGTTGCTGCCCCAACAGGTACAGTAACTCGTTATGCGCTTTCAGTGCCAAATAATACAACTGTCTCTATGTATTTGTCACTGAATCCATCTTATCAAAATCATTATTTTTATCTGACTAATGCAGCCGTAGGCATTAACACTGACACTGGCGCTCCTTCTTCTTCTATATTAACTTATACAGCTGATCCGAATTCGACTTACCCATTAACATGGACTAATAGCACTGGATCAACTGTTACAACTTATCTTTATATAAGAGATGCTGTTTAGACGCAAGCACTTGCTTAGTCTGTTTTGTCATATTCATTTGCTGTATATACTCCTCCTGCTGGAACATGGTCAGTGGGTAATTCTTACACATTAGATATGTCTACAATAACTGCTAGTAATGCACTTAGTGGTGTAGCAGTATCATGTGCCGCAGGTAAAGTTGCTAAAGTATTGCTAACATTGCCTGCTTATGCTAAAGCTACTATTTATAGTACAACTACAAGTAATGTTGATGTGTATGGATATTTGGCTGCAGGTTCAGTAGACGTAAATGCTTCAACTGGCGCGCCAACTGCAAATATTATTACCTATGATGATAATAGCCAAGGAAGTGGCCAATATAGAATGACCTATACTGCTGGTGCTATTAGCGTAGGTGTTTATATATATCATCGATGTGTAAGTGCTTCTGCAACATGCTCAAGTACTATTCATGTATTAATAGAATTACCTGCTTTGGCTAGTGGTTTTAGTTATTGGAATGGTGGATCTACATATTATCCTAATTATTTAATTGGAAAAGGTACTGCTAAAAATACTACAATAGACCCTGCTACTATTACTCGAATTGAATTTTCACCAACTAGTACAGCCCCATCTAGCTATAGTGCATCTTGGGACTGTTCTGAAAATGTAGACGGTCGAGTAACAGCTTATGCAAATGGTACAACTATCTATGTACGTGGCTATGGAGCTTCATAGATCGCTGTAGGTAATTAGGGCGCACTTAGTATCTGTAATAACATGGCTAATTGTACCACAATAGTTGGATGCAATTATCTAAATACAAGTAATGTTACTAATTTTTCAGATGCATTTACCGGTTCTGGCATTACTGGTGTCCCTACAGGAGTTAATGACTGGGTAGTTACTCAAGGTACAAATTTTCAAGGTGTGTTTTGGAATTGTCAATCTATAACTACTATCAGTTTAACTTGGTCAACTCCAAATGGAACTAATTTTTAGGGATTTGTTGGTTATTGTACTGCATTAAAAAATTTATATATTAACAGTTTAAATACTACAGCTGCTACAAACATGTCATTATTTTTTGATCACTGTTATGCTTTAAAAGAGATACACATTGGTGCTAATTTTAAGTAGAAAGGTGCCTCTGGGACCTTAACTGGAGCAGAATTCCCTGATTAGTCTGATGATACAGTCTCAACAGTACCAAGATTTAGTGATTCAATCATTGATGGAAGATGGCGTAGAAAAGGATACACAACCTATTATGCAAGAGATGCTATCCCATAGGCTTAGGCTTGGTATTCTTGTTATTTGCCAGACGGTAGAACTACTCTTGCTACGCATGAAGATGCAGATACTTATATTGGATATAATTACAAAGTTAATGGTACTACTTATACTGCTCCTTATTGGTTATATGCTGCATATCAACGTGGGTATGTATCTTTAGCCAATATGAATACTATACATCAAAATGTAGAAATTATTAAGACACAGGATTCTTATACTGAAGATGGAACTCATACTTATAAATGGGATGCAAGTTAGTACCAAGATAGAAAAGTATGGGCTTATTATTTTGAATCTACAAAAACAATTCTTATTGCGGGCAATGGAGCTGGATATATTGATTTAGGTCATTATGCAACTAATACATTTTATCATATGCCTGCTTTAAGAGAAGTTCTTGTTCCAGATTTAAAAAACTCTTCACAAAGAACTTAGCATATAGATTATTGGTTTAGATATAGTCCAAATGTTGAAAAAATAGATATTAGTGGATTAATATTTGGAAATTTTGTTAATAGCTACTATATGCATACTTATTTGGCTGATAGGACATATGAAAATAATGTTCAGACAGTGACTCCATTAGCCAAATTATCATGGTTAAAAGTTGGTACTGGATATTGGAGAACTCATGCGGGTCCATTGCCTACTCCTACTTCTGGAGTGACAGTAGTTCCTACTGGAGGCACATTTGATGGTAGCTGGCATGATGAAACTGGTACAGCTTATACGACCGGTTCATATAATAGTGATAATACTATTACTGCACCATCTATACCTTCTAGTGTGGCACATATCTATACTGCATATATTCAACCTGTTCCTACTGAATGGACATTAAAACTTCCAGAATATACTTTAGGAACTTTATCTTCAACAAGTACAAGAACAGCTTCAGTGTCTTGTATGCCTGGAGAAGTTGCTCGTATTAGAGTACAAATTCCAGCTTATTCTACTGGTACATTTACTGTCTCAACTACTGGCAATATTGATGTATATGGTTATATTGCTACTAATTAGTTGGATATTACTCCCGCAACAGGTGCTCCTACAGCTATTTATTAGCAAAATGATAATGGTGGAACAAATGGTCAGTGGATATTAACTTATGCTACAAATAGTTATTCACAAACTATTTATTTGTATCATCGGTGTGTGGCTTTAGCAGATTCTTGTGCTAGTGTTATTACTGGCACTTGTACTACATTAACTTGGTCTCTAGGAAATACATATGTAATGCCAAGTTTTAGTAATTATAATACTTCAACTTGTTCAGTTGATGTGACTTGCGATCCTATGAAAACCGCACGTATTGAAGCTACTATACCACCTAATTCAACGGTAGTATTTTCTTCTACGAGTACAATCGACACTTATGGTTATCTAAATACTTCAGCAGTCGGTATAACTGCTACTACAGGAGCACCAACCGCATACGTATCTTATAATGATGACACAAATGGTAATTAGTGGCAACTTACTTATACTACAGGGGCAAATCCAGAAACAATTTATATTTATCATCGGAGTTTCAATGGTAGATTAGCTAATACAGCTACTATTACTGGTGTATGTACTGCGCCAGAAGGGCAAGAACCTTCTTCATCTGGAGGAGTATGGAAATTATACAATGGTACTGAATGGGTAACAGTTTATCCTTCAGTATATAATGGTACTGCATGGGTTTCTGCCATAGGAACTTTATATGATGGTTCTGAATGGAAATAAAAATTAGGAGGATTATTATGGAAATTAATGTTACTTCAAAAAATGTGTCTTATGACTCTAATACCGCTATCGCGCACTATGGCGCACACTTTAATTCTCAAGCACAGGTGCTTTCATTCAATATTGATGTTATGAATCCTGCTGTGTATGAAGATGCTCTCGCAGAATTTGAAACCTTTAAATCTGAAGTTATGGAATTAATTGAGCCAGATATTATTTATCCTGAGCCAGCTCCTGAAGTTGAACCTGCAGAAGGCGGCGAAGAAGGCGGCGGCGATATTGATCCTAACCCAGTAGAAGAAGAGAATAATGAAGGAGGAAATGAATAATGTCTCCACAATGGCTTGAACTTTTACAACAGATTTTTTCAGTTTGTATCATTCCTCTTCTTGGTGTATTAACTGCTTTTATTGTAAAGTATGTTAATGCCAAGAGCGCAGAAATGAGCGCACAAACCGATGATGTTGTTTTACAGAAATATATTAAGATGCTTAGTGAGACAATTACTTCTTGCGTAATTGCTACTAATCAGACTTATGTTGACGCTCTTAAAGACCAGAATGCATTTGAAATTGACGCTCAGAAGGCGGCATTTGAAATGACAAAGAACGCTGTCCTTGAGATTCTCAGCCAGGATGCAAAAGATTATCTTAGCAACGCTTTTGGCGATCTCGAAACCTATATCAATAATAAGATTGAGGCTGAAGTTAAAAAAGCAAAAGAACCAAAGGAAGTATCTACGGTTCAAGTTAGCGTTGAATAAAAAAATAAAGGGTTACACTAGTTTTTAGCTAGTGTAACCCTTTTTTTGTTTTGTCTGCGGAAGAAAAAATTAGTCGTGTGACAAGTTCTCTTCAGTTTCTACCGGATGACCTATCTATGCTTGATATTTGATTTTTACTAATTCAAACAATGCATCACCATGACTATTTCCGCCAAGACTATTGTATGTTTTATGCTCTGTAGTTAGATTTTCATACTCAGTTAGCGTAATCGAATGACCTTCTTCAAGGAGCACACGACAATCATGCTTAAAACCGCGTCCTTGAATACTTAGGACTCCATTTTTGAGTATGTCTACATTGCCTTTTAACTCCTTGATAGATTGTTCGATTTTATTATCTTCATCCCGCAGTCTGCCTTCTTTGTCATAAAATTCATCCATAATTTTTTGACGTTCTTCTAAATAAGCAGCTTGCTAAGTATTGACTTCTTCGATTATATTTTTATGGTCTTCTGAAATAGCTTTGGTAATATTTTCCCAATGCTTAGTTTCTTTGCTTTTTTCAGATTCTAAATAAAGCTTCCGATAATGACGAATAAAGAAGCTGAGTATAGTGACAATAAGGCCAAAAGCAACTTCGAGCCAATACTCGATAATAAATTCTAACAACCTAATACACCCCTTTCATTTTTATTACCCGTCTATTTAGTATAAAAATCTTTTTGAATAAAATAAAAAGAGTTGGCCTTACCAATCAAAGGTCAACTCTTCTTTATTTGTTTTTACTTCGCTAGGCATTACTTTATGTCGAACTTTATATGTACCTATACAAATCGCATCAGATTCATCCTATGTGACTTTCTTGTTATAGGTTTTTTGCACAAATGCCTAAGCATTTCGTTTCTAGTCTGGACGTGTCCGACCTTTTATACCAAGAGCAGATTTCCAAGTCACAGATGGGACAATTGTGTAGGGGAGTTTGAGCTCAGCACATAACTCTTCTATAACTCCAAGAACTTCGCCAAGAACTTTATATGTTGCTGCATTCTACTGTAACTAAATATCTTCAAATACCACTTCATCAATAGAATTATTTTCAACTAATTCTATTACTTTATTACGAATATATACTAATTTATCTCCAACATCTTCGCCATATGAAGCAAATGCTCCTGATTCTATTAGGTCTCCGTCATTAAAAATTGCGTATCCCGATATTCTACTCGCCTAATCCAAGGCGAGCATTCTCATAAACCAGTACTACCGAATCCGCCACCGCGAACCGCAGTCGTATTATCTCCATCGCAGATGGCATACGGTACGATTACACCTTGGCCTACTCGATCGCCTTTCTTCAAAGTAACTGGTGCTAGGTTGTTAATATTATAAAGCTGGAACATAATATGTCCTTCGTTATCGGGATTGTTGTAGTAATCACCATCAACAATACCAATACCATTAGCCAGAATCAAGCCCATCTTCTTCGGTGTGGAGCTGCGGACCGCAAGTTCCAACCAGTAGCCATCATCTAGCTCACATTTGATACCTGTTGGTATCAACTTAATCTCATGCGGGCCAATCGTGACATCCTCAGCTACGAAGAAATCATAGCCAGCACTTTTTGCTGTTGCACGGACAGGCAGTTGAGCCTCGGGATATTTACTTACTCGTTCAAATTTCATCACATTACCTCGTAATCAATTCTTACTTCGCTTTCAGGCTCTTTTTCGTTAGTGAACTTCTTTTCAAGAGTTACTCTAAACCATTCGTCAACGACTACGCCCTTCATCTTTTGCTCTCGCTTTTCTACATTATATTTTGTTAAGACAAAACGATTGTCATTTTTTGCTTCATTGACAAGATTTTCAACAAGATTCTCAGTATCTACTCTATAAACTTCTTTAGTGGAAATAAGATATTTCATTATGGATTAACCTCTATATTTAATGACATATTAGAATATTTTGAATTATCATTTTCTGCAATCTGCTGCGCAAGCATATTACAATAATCAGTAGGTCCAAAGATGCGGACCTCGGTAGTATCTGCGGAATAGCAGGCTGCTGGAATCTGTTCAACTAGATCACTGGCTGCCGCATATTCAAGTACTTCAAATTCTCCGCCGGGACCAACTTTTGCAATAGGCTATGTCGCGTCGAACAAATTAATATGGCATACAATTACTGGCATTTTACAACCCCTTTCCCATAAGGAAACAGATAAGCAACAAATGTGCCATCAATACATTTAAACCAGATTTCAATCAACTTGGCTTCTGGATCACGTTCAATTGATAGCGGAGTACCAAGATCTTTAATGCACGCGATGATTTCTTTCTCTGCATCTGGCCAAACTTTATCCAAGGGTTGGATTGCAAACATTGTATAATAATTAAGATCTCTGCAAAGAAGCATATAATAATCATCATGCACTTCATTAAGGAAGTCCGCAATCAATTTTTCTTTTTCTTTAATCATCTCTTCATCTATTGGTGGAAGAGAAGCTACAGCTTGTTTATTTATATCATATAGACTCATAGACACTTTGGTATCTCCGCATTTCTGCCATTTACCATTTTTTACTTCATATAGTTCGTGAGTATCCTCAATCAGAGCCTGCTCTCCTTCCTTGGGAGAGCTAGGCAAAGAATTGAGTAATTTAACACTTTTAATTCTTAGCATTGTTTATGCAAATCTCGTCAGAGAGTTTGATATTTTTAAAATTTGACAGATCAATTGTCAAGGGAGCTTCCGAACTAATAGAAGTAGTAACGTTATTATGATCGTCTGTCTTATGAGTGTAAGTAATACTGTCATTAGATGCATTTGTAATATTTATTGGATTACCAGTAGTAGTGTTGGCAGTATAGTACCATGGATAACTTGGAGAAGTCCAGGTCCAACTCTACTTGCGGCCATCCGCATATCCTGCTTCATAAACTTCATCAAGAAGTTTTTCAAGCTCTTCTTTTGTGAATACGATCTGTCCCTTACTATTAGGATAGAACACTTTTACTTTCATTATTCACTTTTCTCCTTTAACACCAAATTGAGGATAACTCCAACAATCAAACCGAGCGCAGTTGCTGAGAATGAAAGTGTAGTTCCTCCAACTGCAAGACCACTAATACCAAGAGAAAGAACAGTAGAGACAATGATTAAATTCTTCTGGATATTAAGGTCAATCTTCTGTAACATCTTAATACCTGAGCAAGCGATAAAACCATAAAGGATTATTGCAGCTCCTGCAAATACGCAGCTTGGTATGCTTGCAATAAAAGCTTGTACTGGGGCAAGGAATCCAAGTAGGACTAGGAATAGCGCTGCTCCCAATGTGACTTTAGTCGACGCAACTCGCGAAAATCCAACACAAGCAACGCCTTCTCCATAGGAACAAATTCCGAGAGAACCTACGGAAGTACCGACTACGTTTGCAAGTCCTTCACCGATAAAGAGGCGTCCAAGCCCAGGCTTTTTGTAAAGATCTACACCAACAATTCCTCCAAGTGCGGCATGGTCGCTTAAACATTCCATCATTGCGGAAATAGTATACGCAATGTACATTACTATGATGGGCACAAGAGTTGTAAACTCTACAGCAGTCCAATGAGTAAATGCGAAGTCTGGTACGGAAATGAATTTTAAATTGGCAAATACACTAAAGTCAATCAGCGGGTAAATGCCGCACACAGTCAAGATGACCGCATATACATAACCAATCAGAGTGCCCAAAAGGAATGGTAGAATTCGAGCAATACCTTTAGCATAATGTGAGATAATAGCGATAGCAAACATTGTGATTAGTGCTGCGCTAACGCCCCACATATTTGTAATACCATTTACTTGAACATAAGTAAGAATAAAAGGCATCAGATTTACGCCAATCACAACAGTGACCGCACCAATAAGAGCATGAGGGAAGATTTTATATATCTTCTCTACTGGTACTTTTGTAAAAATAATACCAAATAAGCAATATACTAAACAAGTTACCAAACCACCGATTGCAACTGCGGTATAGCCTCCTGCGGCCAAGGCTGCCATTACTGGCGCTACAAAAGCACCAGAACTGGACACAAACATCGGAGACTTAAATCCTGTGACAATTAAGTACAGAATTGTAGAAAGCCCTGCCCCAACCAGTGCTCCAGAGACCGCAACACCGCAGATATTTGCAATCAAAACTGTTGCAACGAAAACTGAAAGTACAAGTTGAATTGAGAAGACTATCAGTTTATTAAACGGCAATTTGTCTTCAATATTATAAATCATTCTTCTACTACTTCTCTTTCTTTATCTTCAATAATTTCATTTAGGAATGTCCTTAGACTTTTTAGCATATCGACAGGCATATCCCTAAATATTTCGACGCCTTTGGGAAGCATTAGAGGGACATGGCCTGGGAATGCTTTGCAATAAACGTCATACATATGCTTAGCTGTTTCAATATCATACAGCTCGCTATCATAGTAAAGGAGATCAACTATCATATTTTCCATATACTCTCTCCAGCTCCGCAATAGCTTCATCAATATTGCTGACTAATACGCCAGCCTGCTTGATAAGACCAGTTACATAGAGATTCTGGTATGAATACTGTTGTTCGCCCAATGAAGCAGCTCCGCCAGCATCTTTGGCTTCACTATGAGTAATATAGCACTGACGAGTATCAGTACAAATACCAATAATGTACTTATTATCTCCGCGTGAGATCTTTTCATGGAACTTACCGATCTCAGCGCATGTTCCAGAAGGCAATACATCACCATCAATGCAAGCAATAAGAACATCTGTATTATCAAGCCGAACATTGTCTCCATTGGCAATTTCCTGGCTTCCCGCAAATTTCTTCTTACCCTCGACACCATTTATATCTGTATTCTCAACTGGGGAGTATACATAGGCATCAGGAAACTTTTCTCTAATCTTAGTGGCCCATTCAATATTGCGGAGATAGTCTCCATAAAAGAAAATCGGACCAGCGAGGTATATTTTCATACTCCTTTTTCTCCTTTTTATTTATTATCCAACAGCTTCGATCAAATCATCACGCGGAATATCAGCAATTACATCATAAGCTGCAATAATCTGCTCATTATGACGGAAGCCAATCACAAGATGCTGAAGGAACATCTCTGTTTTAATTTCCTTTACAAACGCTTGATCGAGCATACCTTTTATAATTTCATTATAAGAAAGGCCAGTTTTAGCGAACTCTTTAACTTCTTCATCAGTCAGATTCTGGAAAATTAATACTGTGAAAGTATCAATATCAGTTTCAACTACTAATCCTTCAGCTTCAAGTTCTTTAATAAATTTTGCACCTTTGTTAGCAAATGCTTGACGCTTATCTGCTTCAGTGAAATCTTCAATGATAATAACAGCAGAAGTTGGATCTGGCTTGATATTATCAATTATCGGATCTACTGAAGGACTTGCGCTCGGCTGTACTGTCGGTGTAGGACTGGCACTTGGCTCTGGGCTAACAGATGGAGCCGGAGAAGGAATCACAGCTTCCAGAGTAGGAGTTGGTGACACAACTGGCTAAACAGGGCTTCTATGGCCGGCAACCGCAGTCACAATAACCGCTATAACCAAAAGTATAATAACTAGCCATTTATAATCAAATTTCATTTTTCATATCCTCCCAATAAGCAACAGATTTTCCTGCTGCTTGAGCATATTCTATCTCGCTTTTGGTTGATGAACCAATATATCTTGTTTCATCTGTTATTACAACAACCGTATCAGCGAGATCAATTTTTTGTTTATGAAGCGCATCAAGTCTTTCCTTATCTTCTGCGCTCATGTCAACATGATCTGTGTGATGGAAAACATGCGGCATTAGAATAATAGCTCCCTGCATTGTAAGTTTTTCTGCGGCCTCCATAAACAGATCTTTGTAACGAGTACTCCCGCACAAGCAAACTATCATTTTTGCTCCTTTAAATTAATAACTCTTTGATTAGTAGACCCACGCATCCAAAGGCTAATATCTCTTTGCTCTTGGATAAATGGCCCGTCAATCAGTACGTCTATTGTAGCTAAAATATCTTTTAGACGAGGGCTACTATGATTCTGGAGTTCTTCATATGTAAATCCTGTCCAAAGATAAATTTTTATATCTGGATATTCTTCTCTTACCGCAGTTGCAACCATATAAGTAAGGAAAAGATTTTCTTCTGCTAATGGTTCTCCTCCCATAATGCAGAAATCTCTTTGAATACCATTAGCCTTTATACCATTAATAATTTCATTAATAGTATCTACTGTGAAAGTTTTTCCGCCGTCAAAGTCCCAAGTCTCTGGATTATGACATCCTGGGCAATGTCTGTGACATCCTTGGACGAAGAATGTCAAACAGACCCCAGGAGCTGCAGCAACATCGTTATAGATTATGCCAGCGTATTTCATCGCATAATCCCCGTATGCTTGGTTCTTTCTTCAACTTCAGCTTGCTTTCCTTTATTAAAAGCAGTCTTATAGTTGCCTGTCAAATAACCAGTTACACGGCGGAGTTGCTGGATATTTTCACTACCACAAACTGGGCAATGGTCATTAAATTCACCAGTATAGCCACAGTCAAGGCAGGTATCATTTGGGACATTGATTGCAAAATATGGAATATCATGTTCCATAGCATAATTGACAATTTCTTCAACAGCATCAATATTATTCAATACTGCGCCATCAAGCTCCACATAAGTAATGCAACCACCATTAGAATAGCCAGTAAGCTGACTTTCAATGTCGATCTTCTCAAATGGAGACACTTCTTTCCATACAGGAACGTGCATTGAATTAGTGAAATACTCATGGTCAGAAACATTTTCAATTACACCATATTGCTCTTTAAACTTCTTCATAGCAGTATAGCAAAGATTCTCAGCAGGCGTATAATATACACCAAAGTTCAAACTATATTTCTTTTTGAATTCTGCACAACGAGTATTAAACAATTGTTCAATATGTTTTGCAAGATTCATGCCTTTAACAGTAGTATGATCACATCCAATCAATAGCTGAAGAGCTTCGGCAAGGCCAAGTTGACCAATTACCAAAGTGCCGTGCTTAAGCGCGGAACGGATTCCCTCTTCAGGAATATAACCAGCCATTGTGCCATTTTCATACATGAATTTTGCACTTTCAGGGCTCTGGCTGCAAATCCATTCAAAACGCTCAATTAACATATCTCTTGCTTCTGCGATCTTCTGGTCAAGATATTTAAGGAAATGATCTTCAAGATTTGGATCACTAATACCATATTCATCAACTATTTGTTTTGCAAGAGTTGGAAGAATAATAGTAACAGGGCAAATATTACCACGACCATCTTTCTTAAAGCCCATACCATTAATATCGAAACCATTATAAGTTCTACAGCCCATCGTGCTTACATACTGTGTAGGATCGTTTTTATCATATCCCGCATTTACTGACCAATCAACGTTAGCGTAATTAGGATACAATCTTTTTGCGGTGCTTTCCAAAGCCATGCGATAAAGATCATAGTTAGGAGTACCAGGTTTATCATTAACGCCTTTCATATACTGGAAAATACCACAAGGGAAAATAGAAGTTTTATGCAATTTACCAAGTCCTTCAATAGAAACACTAAGGAGAGCCTTAGTTACCATTCTACCTTCTGGAAGCGTGCAAGTACCATAATTAATTGAAGTAAAAGGCAACTGATTGCCGCTACGGGATTGCAGAGTATTCAGATTATGATACATACCTTCTGCTGCCTGATGGACTTCTTTTTCAGTCATATCATAGGCATAACGATAAATATCTGCATCTTCTTTAAAATAATCATCTTCAATACCAAATTGCAAGCGTTTTGCATACCCAACTACTTCATTGATATTATGATCGTCAAGATTACCAATGTACTTGCATCCATCTGCATAATGTTTGTAGAATGATTTGCGGACATAGGGCACCATTGTCCAATCCAGATGAGTTGCACTTACTCCACCAAACTGCTGTAAACTTTGAAGCTGGAATAAAACTGCAACAAGCTGGAATGCAGTATTCACAGAACCGGCTGGCCGCACATCTGTCTGACGAGTATTAAATCCATTAGCAAGCAAATCATCTAATGGAAGACTCAAACAGTTATGATCACCAACTGCATAATGATCTAAGTCATGAATGTAAATCATATTACCTTCATGATTTGCTCTTGCCATATCTGATACCAAATAATCAAGAGCATATTGTTTAGTCATATAACTTGTAGCTTCACCCATACGACCGCCAAATGAGTGTTCATCAATGTTAGCGTTCTGGTTCTGTACATTTCTTGCTTCGAGTTTCTCTCGAATTGGACGAATGAAATCATCTTGTACATTACGAGCTACTTCTTTTTTATATCTATATCTAATATATGCGCGAGCC